TTGCTGCATTCCACTTTGCTTCATTGACCCCATATAGCTTAACTTGTTTAAGATATCGTCTTGGATGGCTGGGATCTTTTGTTGGTGGAGCACACTGTTTCTTTGGCTTTACCTCCACTACAGTTATATTTATCTGTCCATCGCGCGTCTTCTTCTTAATCCAGAAGTCAGGAAAGTATCTATGGACCTTACTATCGAGGGGACTTCTATAAGGAATGCAAAATTCTTCACTCGACCACTGGATTATGTCTGGATGGTCATCTAAATAGGACATAAGGCGGCGCTCCCACAAACTTCTATAAATAATGTTAGTGGGATTGCCCTTGTACTTCGAAGGGTTTTTGGGTTTATATCGGCCTTTATAACTCATGTTAATATTTAGGGAGCAAAGATACGTGGTAGCTCAGTCGTTTATAAAACAACTTATTAGATCGCCGGCGAAGCATATGGCGAGGCAAAGAGCTGGGACGGGGAGTACAGGACCGGTACTCAAGTTTCCAGAAGATTTGTCTACTCATTTCTTTTCCTTACAGGCAAGAAAATTTCAGCACGATAAGGCTGGTAATGAAAAAACATTACCTATTGGGATGATCCTATTACCTGTTCCAACCAACGTAGTAGAAAATCAAGGGGTGTCGTATAATGAAGTTGAGATGGGTGCTTTGGGAGGAGAGCTCGCCGATCAAATAGCCAAAATGAACTTCAACCAGGCCGCCGACGCGATTGGAAATTATTTTAAAGGTGTAGCAGAAGCTGGAGCTGATCTAACGTCTGCTAAGGGTCGGAAGGAATTGGCGCAGAAATTAAAAGATCCTAATAATGCAGCTGTCAATGCGGTATCGATACAATTAAGAAAAATGCAAAATCCCATTGGTTTTGGTTTAAATAGGTATTTTGGTTCCGCTCCTAATCCTCACGTGACGACTATGTTCCGGGGTGTACAATTGAGAAACCATACGTTCACTTGGTTATTGGCTCCTCAATCGTATACAGAAACTCAAATTTTGAAAATGATAATACAACAATTTAGGCAATCCATGCTTCCTCAAAGAACTGCTAGTAATATGACGTTGGCTTTTCCCGATCAATGGCATTTAAGATTTTCTGGGGGACTAGATGGAGCTATTAGCGGAAGAGGTGGAAATTTACCACCAAAGCCTAATTCAATGTATCAATTTAAACCGGCGGTATTAAGAAACCTTCAAATCAATTATGCTCCAACTGGTAATCCTAGTTTTTTTAGAACTACCGGCGCGCCCACTCATGTACAAATATCAGTTGATTTTTTAGAAACTGCAATCCACACGAGGGATGATTATGATACTGAATGGGGCCCTGGTACGCGGGGCGACGGCAAAGAGGACCGGATAACACCTGCGGCCGCATCAACGGCAACGTTGCCGGCCGGCTTCGATTGGGGATAATATAAAACAATGTCATATTTCGCCCGTTTCCCTAAAATACAATTTTTGGATAACACTATTGTTAATCTAGCCGTAGGGTTTCAAATTAATAATTTAATTCAAGATAATGCAGTTGCTTTTTTAAATTATGAAGTGACGGATGGCCAAACGCCTGATAATGTAGCACATGATTATTATGGTAGGTCTTCTTATGAGTGGTTAGTCCTCCAAGTTAATTTTATAATGGATCCGTATTTTCAATGGCCATTAACAATAAAAGATTTTGAAGGATTTATAAAAAAGAAATATGGAAGCATCGCAGCAGCTCAGGCAACAACTATTCACTGCGAACATAAAACTAAAGATATAACTATATCATCTGATTCGTTAACTGTTTCTAATGGTGCTTCAGCAAGTGATTATGCTGCGGTTGATGCCTATACATATTGGAGTCAGATTAATGACAATAGGCGAATAATTAAATTGATTAACCAAGTTTATTTACCTGAGATAGATAAACAAATTAATACATTACTTAATCCGGCTACTGGGTAACATTGGGATTTAACTATGGCAATTCTCGTAACAAGCAAGTCAGGATATTCTAATCCTCAGGTGGATCCATTAGAATCAAACACAGGAAATACGTTCCCAGCTGGTCAATATCTTATGCACGAAATAATGTTGGGGAAACTTGTTGATGATGGTGTTGATGGAGTAGAGTTTCAAAATGTAGCGGATTTAAGAGATCAATATGAAAGTATTATTATAACTCAAAATATTAATAGGCCTTATATGTCAGTGGTGATAGGAATGAGTGATGCTAAGCAAATGATGGAAAGGTTGGGATCTAAGGGTTTACAAGGAGAAGAGTTTGTAAGATTGTCAATTTCTACTCCTTCGCGGCCAGAAATAACTTTTTTGTTGCAAGTTACTTTTATAAGTCCTGTTAGCCAAGGTGAGTATAGTACGGATACACGTATGGAATTAATTTGCCAAACCAAAGAAAAAACTATAAATGATACTGTAACTGTTAATAAAGCATATCTATCTACCATTTCCGATAGTGTTGAAAATATTTTTAATAGAAATATTTTATCAAATCCGACCTATAAGCTGTTTAAAACTGAAAAAAATAAAGTTTGGGTCGATCGAAATATAACTGTTCATCCTACTGTAGGTATAGAAGATTTTATTATTCCTGGATTACAGCCGTTCGATGCAATCGAGTGGTTAGCTAAAAGATCATTTGGAGGATCTGAATTTCCTGGTTCTTATTATGTTTTTTTTGAAAATTCAAAAGGATATCATTTTGCTAATATAGAACAGTTAATTAAAGATGGTAAAGAGAGTGGGCCTAGTTTTATATATGATCCTCTTGCTGCCAGTGATCCTGCATACTCAAAGAAATTTTTTAGAAGTATTCAAAGTTTAAGTGGCATGTCAACACCTAGTGCTTCACAAAGAATTAATGATGGTACTTTTAGAAACAGTGTTCGAACACTTGATTTAACTCATCAGAGAATTGTTGACATGCATTTTGGTATGAAATATTCTTTCGATAAGTTTGAACATACTGGAGCGGTATTTAATAATTCAAGTGCATTTTATGATCTTCTAGTAGGAGAACCCTTTGAATATCTTATGACAAAAGATGCTTCAAAACCCAACGAAAACTTTGAGAATATTGTTGGAAGGAGGCATGCATATATAAATTTATTAACATCATTTCAGTTCATGGCTCAGGTTTACGGTGATACTGATTTGAATGCAGGACAAGTCGTACATCTTGATTTACCAGAAACCGGAACAGATAAAGATAAGCAAAGTAGTATGTATAATGGTTTTTATTTTGTAACTTCGTTGCAACATGTTATGGATAGAGAAAAACATAATACTGTACTTATGTTGGCAAAGGATTCCTTGGAACCGCCGCGGCCAAGAGAAGACGCGGTAGGGGGATAGGATATGGGAATAAACTTAACAGAACTAACGCCAGAAGAACAAGCTAAACAGGACGCTGATTATGCAGATGAGGGTGCTCATCGACAAAAACAATACGCAGCTGAACAATTTCGAAACTTTCAGTTTTTTCTAGGTGTCGTTGAAGATAGAAATGATCCATTAAAACTTGGCCGTGTCCGCGTTAGATGTTTCGGTATCCACAGTGAAGATAAAGACGAGGTTCCAACAGAACGATTACCATATGCAATGCCAATAATGCCTTGCACTAGTGCATCTACGAGTGGTATCGGAGAGAGTCCAACTGGCATGGTAGAGGGGTCTTGGGTTTTCGGATTTTTTATTGATGGAACGGATATGCAACAACCAATGATATTAGGTACATTGATTGGAGCGCCTCTAGATTTACCTGATATTTCTAAGGGGTTTTTTGATCCTAATGGAGTGTATCCTAAAATAGAAGTAAAAAAAGAAACAGCTGTTAATCGATTAGCCAGGGGAAGTGATATTAATCACAGTACTATTGAGGATAGTATAAGATCTGGTGAGAATAATCTTGTTTATAAAAAAGAACAGAGAATGACAGATGTTCCTATAGCAGGGGCTCCCGGTACCGAGAGTGCACCAGGTAAGGGGGATGGGGAGGCTTCTACGGTTTGGGATAAAGAAAAATGGTTACCACCTGATTATTTAGATCGTAAAACTTGGAATGAACCAAATCCGAGATATGGTGGTCAGGAAGAAGGCGTAAAAGCAGAGTATAATATTCACGATGTTAGAAATAATGAAGCTACGCCAACTCATGGAAACGAAACAAAGTATCCATTAAACCATGTTAATGTGTCAGAATCGGGCCACGTAAGAGAAGTTGATGATTCTCCTAAAGCCGAAAGAATACATGAGTATCATACTTCTGGAACTTTTTATGAAATACAGCCAAATGGAACAAGAGTAACAAAAGTTGTTGGTGATGATTACTTAATGGTAATGCATGATCATAATATGCATGTTAGTGGTAATGTTAATATTACTATAGATGGACAC